GATTCGGATTCACTTTCATAATCCGAGTAGACACGTTCACTTGGGTAGTAAATCTTGGGTAAATTATCGTAAAGCACTTGCCAGTCCACGTGATCTTCGAGTTCGTTATCTTCGATGAATTCGTTGAGTCCGTTTCGGTCCTTGATACCCCAGTTGTTTTCGGCGATTTCAAGCCAATAATCGACATCGTGTTCCTTGATAACTTTTGGGTACACGTAGACAATGTTTTCATCCGAGTCATGTTCTTCATGTGAAATCTTTTCACCATAAATCAAACACATGTGATCGAGGAGTCCAACTTCGTCTTCGTATTCCGTATCGGGAAGTGGTTCGTGCCCAAATTCGATAAAGTGTACGTGACCATAAGACGTCTTCAACTTTTCTGGGGAAATACCCATGAAACACAAATACCCGTCTGTTTTTTCGGGCATAAACTTGTCCGGAAAGTACTTGGAGGATAGGCCCCACACTTCACACGCCTTACCACAGAAACGGCTCGACAACGAATCCATATGTTGCATTCTTTCCAAAAAGGTCGCATTCTTCACGAGTTCGGTAGAGAGGAACATCTTATTTGGTTATCTGTATCATTTACGTTTCATTTGTTTAAGCGCATTTTATTAAAACTCTATCCTACTCGCGAGACTTTTACCAAACGTCTTCTCCTTAAAAACGCGTTCACGATTTTCAAAATCGCGGCATCGCTCGCTGATTTCATAGAGTCGAACTTGAACTTCCGCCAATTTATCATCAGAAACATATTCATCGTGTCTTTCACTTGGAGTCCAGTGCTTGAACTTACTATAAAAACGTTCCTTTTCAATGTTGCGATTTTCGATATCCCTGTATCTTTCAAGTTCAGAACAACAGTAAATGTACTCATTCACATTTTCCATACTTTCTTCAGCCCTCAATTCATAAAGGCGATTTTTAACGAGATCAATGGCGGGTTGATAAATTTGAGAGTGTCCATCACCATAAATCTGGTTCATACGTAAGTTTCTTAGGAGAACATTTAGTTCCCCGATGTTCAGTGTATTGATTGAATGTTCTCGGCTTTTTTGGTGCATCTGGACACTTCGGTGTTTCATTGGAATGGACAATCCCTTGCCATATGAGGATTTGTACGTCTTTGCAGAGCGAACTCGTCGCTTGGCAGAACGCGAGGCGGTAGTCATCGGTCGTGAGAGAGAAGCAGTCATCTTGCATTATACACGCACCACACCTTTATAAGGTTTTTTAAAATGGAGAATTATCTTTTCCCCGACTTCGTTTTTTGCGATGACTACCTCGTAATCACCTTGATCGTATATGTACTTAGGGTCCTCTTGTCTGGGTGACAAGTAGTTAAGTAATCTTGTGTAAAAACTCATTCTTCCTTCTTCTTACTTAGATGATATTCTTCAAGCTTTTTATGTTCACTTTGAATAGTTCTCAAAAATCTCTTTGGTTTGTCGCCAAGTTTAGACCAAGAGAATTCGTCCATAAAATCTTCGATGTATTCTGGGACGTGTGCAATCACGACAAACGTCCCTCTGATGTACCTGTATATCCAGGTAGTAGCAAAAGCGTAACAGAAAGCGCGTGGGTAAAGCCACCACATTACGTGTTTAACGACTTCTTTTTTTATCTATCTTAAATACAAGATGGATCTCCACGAAGTACCGAAGAAAGTCCAGTATGTCACAGTAGATTCCGAATTCGTGAATGGGTCTAACAACACATTTACGATTGATTTTTCACTCGACTCAAACATACACATGGAGGACATGACAAAAGTGATAGGATTCAAAGTGGTTGATTTTTACGTGACACAAGTGGGCGAATCTGATTCCGCTGGTAACACAGATGTATCCAAATACATAGATGTCGTATGCGAGGACATACCCAAAAGAGCCCAAATACTCGACGAACGAAACGGACAAATACTGGCGCGCGTACCATTGGAGCGTACATTCTCCGGAAGCAATTCATTCATTTTGAGAGACAAACAATGGAGATCGTTCCAACGACAAACATCTCTGTTTAATCCAATATCCATCCAAAAAACACATTTCAAACTCTATGAGTCACAGGGTGATGGAGACTATGAACTTCTTAAACCATCCGTGTCTTTTTACATGATCATAGAAATCACGACCATAGATGTAAAGAAAAAACCAAGAAACAGAGAATTGCAGATTCTGGATGCACTCGATCGTCTCATGGGGAGGATAGATAACCTCAATCACAACGTGAAAAAACTCCCCGATGCAGATCAATTAGAGAAAGCTAGAAAGGAAACTAAGAAATACCCTTTTAGCTATCTTGTTTTATTGATAGTTATCATATTAGGAGGATTTTATTACGTATCTAAGCAGACAACTTCGGTTCCTCTACAACCTTCTTTCTAGTGCGTCTGACGACCTTCTTCACTGGCGCTGGCTTTGGGGCTTCTTCAACTGGAGCTGGAGCTTCGGCAACTGGTTCGGGAGTCGCAACTCGAGCTGGGGCAGCGACTGGAGCTGGAGCTGGAGCTGGCTTAGCACTGTCCAATTCGTCGACCAATCGCAACAAGATGTCGTAGACATGCTTCTTATTGATACGGAGGGACTTCATTTCATCGCGGATTTCTTGCCTGAGAGATTCCATTATAATATACATAAAGGAAATATTATCTTTAAATGTAATGCTGGTGATTGGACCAACTTTACTGAGTGGAATCGGACAACATGCAAAGAAATACACGGATCTATTCCCAGATTGGAAATATGTTCAAATTCAAGAAGAAATTCCTCCGTGTGAACGAGCTTTTATGTTTGCTTTACCGACGGACTTTTGGTTAAACAAGATTCCGGATTTAAAACGTAAAGTCAAACACCTCCACTGTATGACCGTGTGTGAAACCGAAACAGTACACGAAGACTACGGAAAACTCTTTGAATTATTTGACCGAATCGCGGTACCGAGTGAATTCTGTAAAAAAGTGTTTTCAAGACAATTCCCAAACACGGAATTCTATGTCGTACGGGCACACATTCCTCACACGGACAAATACACGTTTTACCACATAGGAAACATCATGGACCAACGTAAGAATTTTAGGGACATTTTAGAAGCGTTTGTGCGTCTCAATAAACCGAATGCCAAACTCATCGTGAAAGCCACGTGTAATCAACCAGTTCAAATAAAGTTACCAAATGTGGAAGTCATCAATGGTCTCATTTCTGACGAAGAGATGGATAAGATACACAGGCTCTCAGACTGTTACGTGAGCTTTTCGAGTTCTGAAGGCGTCGGTATGGGTGCCGTAGAAGCGGCCATGCACGATAAACCTGTGATCATTACGGATTACGGGGGTGCACCCGAATATGTAAAAACACCGTACACGATCGATTGTGAACTTCAAGAGTTGCAGAATGATGATTTCTTGTTTAAGAAAGGTATGCAGTGGGGCAAACCAAACAAAGAACAACTCTTGGAATTCATGAATGATGCGTACGAAAAACGCTTGAGATACATGGATCACTCACACACGAAACAATTGGTTGGTAAAGAACACGTCTCACAACAATTCATCGATGATGTAATTGGTAAGGAGAACGATGAGCCCCGTGAGAATAGCACCTGAGGCAATGGCACCCTTTTGAGCGATCAACATGGAGACGATGTCATCAATGAACCCAATGTTTGTGGGCTTCTTGACGTTTTCGGGAATAATCTTAGCTATGGCGACATACAAGGCCATCGATATTACAACTGGACGTAACGTCTCTTGATCTAACATTTATAGTAAACTAATATTTTATCTTTGGTTGATGTTTCTTACAGAAACCACCACACACAGCCTTAAATCCACACGGCTTGCCAGCCAGAGTCACTGCTTGACAAGTGTGTACTGTGTGTCGCTTTTCTACAATCTTTTCAGGGGCTTTTTCTATGACCTGGATAACTCGAGTCTGTTTATCTTTTCTGAGTTGTGCGTATTTCTGTTTCATCTTCCAAGTCGCATTCGCGAGTTTCTTACATCTATCGGTTGGTGAATCCACTCGGTGCATGCGCATGGCGTCGGAGAGGCACTGTTCGTAAGACATCTTTAGAATGTTGTAATTACAAGGGTGGCTCTGTGTGACTTAGGTAATTTATTAATATATTTTTATGATTTACACGCTTAAAAATTACACAACATAAATCTATAAGATGCAAAATGCAGTGTATAACTGCGATTGCCTAGATGGTTTAAATAAGCTCATTTCAGAGAACGTTGAAATAGAATTAACTGTGACGTCTCCCCCATATTTCAATGTAAAAGATTACGTAGTTTATGATAACTATAAGAAATATTTGGATTTTTTGAAAGAAGTGTTCACAAAAATAATGCACATAACCAAACCAGGTAGATTGTGTGCGGTCAACATTAGCAATATCCTCATAACACGCGAAAATCGTAATAGCGAAAGTAGAAGAATTCCTCTATCGTTTCACTTTGTATCACTCATGGAAGAAATTGGCTGGGATTTTTTAGAGGATATCGTGTGGGTGAAACCAGAGGGTGCCGCTAAAAACAGAAACGGTGGGTTTTTTCAACACAGACAGCCCGTTGCATACAAACCTAACGTAGTTAATGAATACGTGTTCGTGTTTAAGAAACCAAGTGGATTTTTAATAGATAAGGTTGTGAGAAGTTACGATAGTCTAGTATCCGAAAACAGTCGGGTAGAAGGGGAATACGAAAGAAGTAATGTGTGGAAAATAAACCCAAAGACCAATTCTAAACACCCTGCACCATATCCAATTGAATTGACGGACAAACTCATAAGCTATTATTCATTTGTGGGTGACACTGTATTGGATCCATTTTTTGGTTCAGGTACAACTGGATTATCTTGTAAAAAACTAAACAGAAACTGTATAGGTTTTGAAATTCACAGTAAATACATAGACATGTATATGAAAAGTGTAAAAAAGATAACACCTAACCGTATCAATAGCGAACTTAAACTAAAACCGGGTGATTTTGAAAATTTAACGGCAGAGGAATGTACAAAAAAACTAAACAAGATTTCTAAAAAAGTTTTGTATGACATACTAAAATCCACGTATGATAATACGGCTAAAAAAACCATGCCTAAAAATGACATAGTAAATACCTTAAAATCTTACTTGCGGACAGACTTAGACACAAAGTCTCCTTGAGACTTACCTTTTCTCCCGTGACACATTCTACATATGGTGATGACATTCTCCGGTGTATTGTCAAACAGTACACCAGAACCGTTCACGTGGTCCATATCTAGAAGGTGGTGGATATCGTAGTCTCGCCAATCATCCGCGTTTAGGTTCAAGCAACACCTGAAACCCAAACGTCCATCCACGTTCTCACAGAATGACTTTTTGTGCCACGTAACACCAGTGAGTGTCTTGCGTTTACCACGTGCGTTTTGACACCTAGAACACTCCGTTCTAACCGACGGGATACCAGATGCTTTCCAATCTCTCGTAGCACATGGTCGTGTACACCCAATGTTTATGCATGTGGGCCACGATCTCAAATTTTTCTTTTCCCAATCGATAATACGGGGTAGAATAGAACCTCTCCCCATGTTTATTACTACATATTGGTAAGAATTTCATCACTTAGGTTCAAAACAAAGACCCCTACCTTTGTTTTCAGAAAACAGCTTAAGTGAGAGCCTCGTTTATTAAAAATCAAGTAAAATGAGTGAAAGCATCCAAAAGCTTACCCACGTGGAGCACATCTTGAAGAGACCTGACTCATATGTTGGTCCTGTTGCTCGCGTTGGTGAACAGTATTGGGTCAAAGAAGGCGATGGATTCGAAAAGAAAACCGTCATCTACGCACCCGCGCTTCTCAAGATTTTTGACGAAATTCTTGTCAATGCCATCGATCGTAATTCACTCTATCCGAAACAGGTAACGTCCATCTCCGTCAACATCGACCGCGAGAAAGGTGAAATCAGTGTCGAGAACAATGGGCCTCTCGGGGGCATCGCGGTCAAGGAACACGAAAAGGAGAAGATTTGGAATCCAGAACTCACGTTCGGACATCTTCTCACGAGTACCAACTACGACGATTCGCAACAGCGTGTTGTCGGTGGTAGAAACGGGTACGGTGCGAAGCTCACGAATGTGTATTCGAGCAAATTCTCCATCAAAATCAAGGATTCCGAAAACAAGACGACGTACACACAAGAGTGGACGGATAACATGAAGACGTGTGGAAAGCCGAAGATGCGTAGCTACTCAGGGGCGACCTCTAGTGTTTGCGTCACGTTCACACCAGACTGGTCTCGGTTTGGTATGAAAGAGATGGACGAACACATCTTCAAAATCTTTGAGAAGCGTGTCTATGATGCGAACATCTGTACCACAACAGGATGTAAAGTCAAGTTTCAAGGCGAAACGCTTCCAAACACCGCATTCAATGAATACGCCAAGATGCACACAAAATCTGACGAAGTTTGTTTGTTTACGTCGGATAGATGGTCCGTGTGTGTCGCGCCATCCGAAGATGGATTCGAACAAATCTCTTTCGTCAATGGTATCTGTACCACAAAAGGTGGGAGTCACGTAGACCACGTGGCGGGCATACTCGCGTCCAACATCATCGAGGATATGGCCAAGAAGATCAAGCTCAAACCCCAACAAGTGAAGAACGCATTCATGGTATTTGTGAAAGCCACACTCGTGAATCCAACCTTCAGTAGTCAGGTCAAGTCGGAGTGTACTCTCAAGCCACAGGAATTTGGGAGCAAATTCGAGCCCACGAAGAAGCTCATCAAAGATATTCTTAAGACGAGCGTTCAATCAGAACTCATGGCGCTCTCCAAATTCAAAGAGATGAAAGAACTTCAAAAGTCCGATGGCGCGCGAAAGTCTAAAATCACTGGTATCCCAAAGTTGGATGACGCAAACAAGGCTGGGACGCAACAATCTGGAAAGTGTACGCTCATCATCACGGAGGGGGATTCTGCGAAATCTCTCGCGGTCGCGGGTCTTTCTGTGGTTGGTCGCGACTATTACGGGGTATTTCCCCTTCGTGGAAAGTGTAAGAACGTGAGAGATGCGTCCGTGAAACAGCTCACCGAGAACAAAGAGTTCAGCGACCTCAAGAAGATTTTGGGTCTTCAACAGGGCAAGGTGTATACATCGCTCAGTGAACTTCGCTACGGTCGTCTCATGATCATGACCGATGCAGACACAGATGGAAGTCACATCAAGGGTCTTGTACTCAACATGATTCATTACTTTTGGCCGAGTTTACTCGACCTAAATTTCGTGGTGAGCATGGTCACGCCCATCATCAAGGCAACCAAAGGTTCGCAAACCATGTCGTTCTACACAGATTCCATGTTTAGAATGTGGTATGGAAATGGGAGACCCGGATGGAAGATCAAATACTATAAGGGTCTGGGTACCTCCACATCTGCAGAGGCTCGCGAGTATTTCAAGAACATCGAAAAGCTCACGGTCAAGTTTGATACGGATGAGAAGACAGATGACTCTATCATTCTCGCATTCGATAAAACAAGGGCTGATTCTCGTAAGACCTGGCTTCTGGAAAGCACAGAGAAACAGGGTTCTGATCTAGAGATTGCATACGGAAACGTGGATAGAATCAACATCACCGAGTTCGTACACAAGGATCTCGTGAATTTCAGTCTCGCGGACTTGAAGCGTTCAATCGCACACGTGTGTGATGGTCTCAAACCTTCGCAAAGAAAGGTCATGTACTCATGTTTCAAGAAGAACTTGACCAATGAAATGAAGGTGGCACAGTTGGCTGCATACGTCGCAGAGACCTCCGCGTACCATCACGGTGAGGTGTCTCTCGCAGACACGATCGTAAAATTAGCACATAATTTTACTGGTTCGAACAACATCAATCTTCTCGAGCCGTGTGGTCAATTCGGTACGAGACTCATGGGCGGTAAGGATGAGAGTCAAACGAGGTACATCTTCACAAAACTCACGAAGGATGCGAGAAAGCTCTTTGACGCAAAGGATGACGCCGTATTGAAATACCTCGATGACGATGGTAAGCCTATCGAACCGGAGTACTACGTTCCAATTTTACCCACCGTGTTAGTCAACGGCACGGAGGGTATCGGTACGGGATTCAGCTGTTACGTACCACCTTTTAATCCAAAGGATATCTGTGAAAACATAAAACGAGCTATTTCCAATCAACCGCTCAAGGAAATGAAGCCTTGGTTCAACAACTTCAAAGGTAGGGTGTTTAAAAACACTGATGGGTTTTGGGTCACAGAAGGTCTTTGGTCTACCACGAGCACTGGAAACAAGATCAAGATCACAGAGCTTCCACCGGGTCGTTGGACCCAAGATTACAAAGAGTACCTCGATGGTCTCGTCGACAAGAAGGTCATTGCGAGTTTCGTGAATAACAGTACCACTGAAGACGTGGACTTTACCATCACTGGATACACAGGCAAAGACATCATCAAGGATTTTAAGCTTCAAAAGTCGTTCCACGTGAGTAACATGCACCTGTTCCACCCGACAAAGGGAATCAAAAAGTACGCGAGTCCAGAAGAGATTTTGGTTGACTTCATGGAGATTCGAATGGATACATACAAGAAACGCAAGGAACACCTCTTGCAGGTTCTCAAAGAGAAGACTAAGAAGCTTGAAAACATGTCTCGATTTGTAGACGCAGTCATCAACGAAAAGATTGTGGTCTTCAAGCGTAAGAAGGCTGAACTTGAAACTGAGATTTCGAAGACGTTTGATAAGATAGACGACTCGTACGATTATTTGCTCAATATCAAGACATACCAATACACGAAAGAAGCAGTGCAGACACTCAATGAAGAGACTCACAAAACAAAGAAGGAACTCGAAGACTTGAATGCGACGAGTCACCTCGACATGTGGAAAATGGATTTAAAAATATATAAGCAATAAGTAGTATGTGCGATAGATCTGGTCCAGATACCGGTGCTGCACTTTGCCTGTCTGCCATAGGTCAACAGGACACATACCTATTAGGTGGTGAATCACCCTTTAAGTATGAAGAGAAGAGACACTCCAACTTTAGGAAATTTCATAGAAATTTTAAGGTTAACAAACCGTCAAATGCCGCGAATGGCTGGCCTTTTAATCAATCGATAAAGGTTACACTTAGACCACAAGACATGGGAGACCTATTATGTAATATGTATATAAAGATCAAATTACCCGGATTAAGTTCATCAAATTACAATTATGCCGACCGGGTTGGTAGACACATCTTTAAGAAGATAACTATGCGTGTAGATGAAACCGTGCTAGAAGTATACAGAGATGACATAGGATTCATCTACGATGAGATGTACTTGGATCAATCTGAAAGCGTGAGTAGAATATACACAGACGGTCGTTTCATTTACAGAGAAACAGTTCTGAGTTCAACATTCAACTTTATAAAGACAGGAAACACATTCGTATACGTACCCATTCCATTCTTCTTTTCTAGAAGCTATGAATCATCCGATTACGAAACAAATGTACACAACAGACCTTATTTTCCGCTGTGTGCCATAAACAAACAAAAGCTTGAATTTGACATAGAGTTCAGACCACAGTCATTCTTTACAGACGAAGTGAGTACACTTACAGTTGATGATTTCGATATAGTCACAGAAGAGATCACACTCACACCAGAAGAACGCTTGTATTACACATCTAATAAATACGAAATGATAACCGATATCTTCAAAACACACCCAAAAGTTGATACAACGCCCGGAGACGAGAAGCTAAAAATTGAACTTACACCCGAAAACAGGGTAAAGACGCTCCACTTCTTTTTCAGAAACAAGTTGTTTGAAGACGAAAGTGTTTCAAGTAATGTGAGTGTTTCTCCACCGAATAGCAGCACATCGGATCAAAAATACCACTATTATCATAACAGATTCAATCTCACGCCTTTCCCGAGTTACGCGAGAGCTTTGGATTCTTTGTCAGATGATATCGCGACAGAAGCAAAGCTATTCATCAACGGACAAGAACTCCCATTCATAAATTATGTGGATTCTCATTATTACAGGTATCTTACACCACTCAATCACAAGTTCCACACCACACCTAGAAATATATACACGTATACTTTCTCGATGAATCCAAGAAATGTAGACCCATCGGGAAGTTTGGATTTCACAAACATAAAAAATAATCGAACTCTCATAGAATTCGTAATGAACCGATACTATGGTACGAGCGAAGAGTTCACGTGTCACATCTACTACACGTGTTATCAAACACTCATATTTGAAAATGGGTACGTAAGCACGAGAGAGCTTCTACCCGTAGAAGGAGAATTACTTACCAAATAAACTATCTTTGTTTTCTTTTATGTATTCTATGACACCGTTTTTGATACACCATTTGATGAAATTGAGTTGAGCCACAGTCGTGCTTATTTCATCAGATGTACCCGGTACATTATAAGATATCTTGTCTGAACGACAGAATGGATCAAATAGCTTTTTGCTGTATCCATCGAGTGTAGACTTATAGGCGCAGTGCACACTAAATATTTTACCATCAATCGTTTTATACATTAGGTTCGTCTTTTTAGAATAATTGGTTATGAACCATTCGAGGTTACGGAGGGAAATACCACCTGTTTTGGTGAGTATCTGCATGAGCGTCTTACCGTTTTCAGGGGTACCATAAAACGCATCTATGGAATTTAACAGAATATCTGATTTCCTCATACTACATCATACTTCTCAAATCTCTAAATTGGTTATTGCTAGATGATTCGCATGCGGGACAGGTAGGACTATACATAGGAGGAAACGTATGATTATGTCTGACAGTCGTAGATATATTAACTGGTTCATGAAGTTTAGGTGTGTTTGCATGTGATAGACAAAAACCATCGTGACTCGCTTTTCGCGTACATGGCTCCCCACCTTTTTTGATACCCATACAATACCCACGTGGATTTGGCATGTCACGCATCAATAGTTTAAGAGGAATATTATAATTGGTCGAGACGTTCTGAACAAACTTTAGTACGCGTTCATGCGTCGCCTTGTCTAAATCTTCTTCATACGCTTTGACCAAATTTTCAGACACCCTCATCTCCTTAATACATTATAGCGCCTAATTTTTAAATGGTAATTCATCGAGAGGTGTCTCTTTCTTTTTCTTTGGTCTTCGCTTTGGTTTAATCTTAGTAAGAAGTTCACCAAAAATATCTTCCTTTGGATCCTCGAAGAGTGGTTCGAGTAAATCACAGACTGGATTAATGAACTTGTTCATGAAGTAGTATTCGTAATCGATTGGTACGTTGTTTTCCGAGACGTACTTTGGATCTTCGGATTTTTCAAAAGCTTTCGCCTTTGTGTCTTCTGTCTTCACGAGAATGTAAGGCACGCGATCACCCGACTGTGGCTCCGAACCGGGTTGTCTCTCGCGCATTTTACGAACAACTTGGACGTGCGCTTGGTTAATATCTTTGATTCCAGGGCTATTTATGGACACGCTATGCCCCTTAACCTTATAAGAATCCGATAAACTCTGTGAAAGTGTGAGCTTTTCGTTCGGTACATCACCTTCGATAAGTTCGATGGCTCGTTGGAGTGCGAGTGCTTTCGGTGGTTCGGTGTCACTACTTTCAAGTACGACATCCAAGAGTTCCTTACACACTTCTCGCACGTGTGCCGTGTTATCGCGTCTCACGAGTTGAAGACCCTTTACATCAATGTAATCCATATTCATCTTTCCGTCCTTTCCTTGTGTCCACAGCTTTGCGGCGTACCGTTTTTTAGAATAGAGGAAATAGGGCCAATACACCTTTTCGAGTTCCAAATTATTCGGTTTCTTGAAAAGTGTGGTACACTCTTCAGCGGCACGTTCACCAATCTCCCAACTGTACTCAACAGCCTCAATACCTTTACGGTCACCCACATCAAATTCGACCATGACTGAATCGGTGTCACCATACCTCACTTTCGCACCCGGAAAGTTCTTTTCCACATATTCCTTTGTTTCATCAATCATACTCCGACCTTTTGTCGTCACGGTAGAGGCGATGTTTACACACGGAAGCATTCCCTTTGATGCACCAGTGAACCCATACACGGAGTTCATACTGATTTTGTAAGCTAATTGCTTACCGTTATACATGGCTTTGAGTGCACCCTTCGACGCGGCCATATCCTTCTTCGCTTGTTTTCTGAATTGTTTCAATTCAAGTAGAATGCTCGGTAAAAGTGTCGGTACACCCTGTGCGAACTTACACACTCTCTTTGTAGGAGGCTGCCCCTCAACCTTACTCGGCACAGGAATCTCAAATGTTTCGTATTCCACACCAGGTACGTTTTCGTACTTTGGGTCCATCACGAGACTTGAATAACACAAATTGTGTGCCATCATGATTGAAGGATACAGGCCTTCAAAATCTAGCGCCGTAATTGGTTTGTAATATGCACCCTTTTGTGCTTCGAGGACAGTCGCACCTTCATACCCTTGATCCCCCAATTGACCATATTGAATCGTAGGAACCATGAATCCCATCTCCCTCGCCTTCTTTGTTAATTGACTAAACACCTTGATTTGTTGTCCCCGTTCCACGAGATAACACAGGGGTACCCACGTTGCTTTTGCCATTTCCAGAAGGTTAATCAATATACACAGTTTAGACAAAAGTCTATGCGGAAGAAGGGTATCCTTAATACAATACTCAGCAACTTCCCGCAATTTCACGGGGTCACCTTCCTTGTATCTAGCAAACATCTCCTTCGCAGGCATATCAATTTTATTGTCTCCAAGATACAGTTTAGACACGTTATCCAATTTGTATGAATCAAGTTTGTATCCTTTCTTCACCTCGTGGAACAAATCGAAGATGAAACGACCAGGCATACTCACGAGTTTCAAATCGTTATCACCCAAAGCACTTGAAGACAGTTTCTTGAGCTTGAGTTCACAATTGTGGCCTCGTAGTTTACTCAATTGAAAGAATTTTAGGTTACATCTCGTGATGATGGCCCGTTTCATGAGATATTCAAGATCAAAACCAAAGATGTTCCACCCGGTAATGATGTCTACATCTTTTTCATGTAGATATCGCTGAAATGCTTCAAGCATCTCACGCTCCGTATCGAATGATACGATGTTACACCCATCCAGATGAGAATCAGTCTTTTTATAACACAAACAGGTTTTATCATACGGTTCATCGCTTCCAAACTTACACAGGGAAATAGCAATTTGAAAACACGCATCACCTTCTATGTCCGCATCAGGAAATTTACCCGTAGAACTGTTACACTCAATATCCACTGACGCCACTACAAATGGTGCAGTCTCTGGATCATCCACAGGTTTAAGGTTTCTCCAATTTTTACACGTCAAATCAATGTCCGTGTTTGCCACATGACCGGGTTCACAATCGTCACCAGTATCTAACCATCCAGTAGATTGAATACCAGTTCTATGCATGAGTCGCAACACAGGGTCCAGGTTGGATTCATAAATTTTCATTTTTAAGGTTTCATCGGGTAAAGGCCGTCGAAGTCGTCCGCTCACCATGCGACGTGATGCCAGATTTTTACAAAACAGCTGAAGATATGGAAACTTTTCACTGTTTTGAAATCCCCAAACATCCTTACGTTGAATCGTATTTATGCTTGTGAGACACTCAGGGCACGCCCTATCTATCTTGTCATAAATGATCTTCACGCGTTGCGGTGTCACGTTGCGAGGGAGTTTCACGAAAAAGTATGGACTAAAGCTCGTCGTAACACAGACGGACTTACCCTCTTTCGTCTTACCAAAGATGCTGATCAAGTGTTCATCCTCTGTATCCCTGGACTCCCAGGTCAGTGCTTGGAAGACAACCATACTTCGTTATCGACCTAAAATTTTAATATAGTTTATTATTAAATGTCAGCAGCGCTAGTTGAACTAGTCTCAGTCGGAGCTCAGGATGCATACATCACTGGTGATCCACAAGTCAGTTTCTGGCGTCAAAATTACAAGCGCCACACGAACTTTGCTCTCAAGCCAGAGCGCATGGATTACATCGGTACTTTCACCGGTGGTAGCGAAGTTGTCGTCCCAATTCGCTCGAAGGGTGATCTTTTGAGCTACATTTGGATCGAACACCCAAACATTTCTAATGTGTCTATCAACACGGATGGTTTGTTTTCTTCGGACGACACTTCCGTCACCGAATTCAGCCTTCAAGTCGGCGGCCAAGAAATTTGCCGTATAGATTCTTTGTACGTACAAGGCATTCACAATGTTTTGTACCGCGACAACCAAGCGAAGGCCTCGTGTGCCGTCACGACCGCTGAAGTTTCTGATAACGCGAAAGGTGTCAGCGGATCTGCGGGTGATTACTACATGATCCCATTCTTCTTCAGTGAAGACTGGACCAAGTCGCTTCCATTGGTGGCATTGCAATACCACGAAGTTGAATTGCGCATCAAGTGCCGCTCAGGTCTCGGTAATCTTGGTGCTGTTCCAAAGATTTATGGTATGTATGGATACCTAGACACCGACGAGCGTGAATATTTCACCGAGCAAGAACACGAATTGTTGATCACCCAAGTTCAATACCAGCCAGCCAGCAAGACTGACACCTCTATTGACTTGACCTACTTCAACCATCCAGTCAAGGCCCTTCACTTGACGACTTCCAACGTCACCACGGGTGCTTGGACGGATGATTACAGTTTCGATACCGCGTCGCTTTACATCAATGGCCTCGCCTTGTTTGAAAATGCGTCTAACACGTTTCACCACAACGTCGTTCACGAAATGCACACCACTGCACTCGCGCCATCATCTCTCGATGCGCTTCCATTGTTCTCTTGGCCATTCTGTCTCACCATGAACAGATCGCAACCAAGTGGTACGCTCAATTTCTCTCGAATCGACAATGCGAAGTTGACTATCCAAAATCCAAAGTCCGATGCCAGAGAAGGTTTGTACAGAGTGTACGCCGTAAACTACAACGTTTTGCGGGTCAAGAACGGTATGGCTGGTATCGCGTTCTCTAACTAATGCCCAGAAGAACCAAATCCACGTTCGCCTCTTTGCGTCTGCTTTAGTTCTTCTACTTCTTCTATGAGCGGAGTTTCACATCGCTCTAAAATCATTTGAGCAATCCTATTCCCCTTTTTAATGACGAATGGTTCACTCCCGTGATTAAATAGGATCACTTTCAATTCACCAGTAAAATCTGGATCGATGACCCCAGCACCAGTTTGGATGCCGTGCTTCAATGTTAGGCCCGAACGCGGAGCAATTCTGCCGTATACACCAGGTGGTAGTGATGCGCACACACCCGTACTTATGAATGCACGCTCGAGTGGTGGTACTACGATTTCTTCCATACTATATAAATCGTAACCCACCGAACCAGGTGACGTTCGGGTCGGAATGATAGCATCCTGATATAACTTCTTGATTTGAAGACTCATGATGTACATTATAACCAAATCTTTATGTGAATATATGTTAAATGTTGCCGATCATCATAGCACTCGGTGGTCTCGCTATTGCTTATACATTCACAGGAGAGAACCTCGTGTCCTCTGAAGAAGCTAAAAAGATGATAAAGTCTGGAAAAATAAAGAAGGTCATAGACGTAAGAACTACTGTTGAATACAGAATAGGCCACTATCCGCGCGCGCTACACTTGCCCGTAGGAAAAATGAATAAAAAGACGGTTTCTGAACTTCCAAAAAGGGGTTTGCTCGTCTACTGCAACACCGGGCAGAGGGCCAGAGTTGCGGCAGAGAAATTGATTGAATTTGGATTTCAGGACGTGTATTACATAGCTGGTCACTACTCAACTCTCGTGTAAAATGTAAGTATGACACAGTATACAATTGTATACATGGTTGAAACACATGTGCTATATATGTAATTGTATAACATACTCATTGGTATCAAAATACTATTAAACATTAGATGTGCACACACGTATGGTAATGCGTATTTTTTGTTATCTGTACACACTACTACCACAGATAACACGAAATTTATAACCTGTACTATGTCACTCAGAAATGTAAACATAGTAAAAAAGTGTATTATAGCCATGAGTTTAACACACTGCCACGCATTATCATAAAAGTACCTCACGCGTGGGTGTGGGATTATAGTAACCACCGTTTCTATATCTTCTTGACCTTTAGCCAAACACAGAGATTCATCTGGATTTGTCACCAAATACCAGACATCTCGCATATTTAAGTTCCGCGTTTAAACTCTAAGTACATCATAAGATGATAGTGACATTTACAGTGATTGTATTTTTAGTTATATTTCCACTCACACTGATAGGGGTATCAAGAATGTGTCAGCCTCACCCCGAGGACCTTTCTTAACTTCTGAAGAATAGCGTTATCAGGGATAGCCTTCCCGGATTCATACGAATTAATTACACTCACGGGCACACCTATCACATTCGCTAAATCTTTTTGTGTTTTGAAACCCTTAGCTATACGTCCTTGTTGGATTGTCTTCGCCATCGATGCAGACACTTTCTCGTGTGTACCGATTTCCGTTTGATCCAGTTTCTGTTCCTTCGTCACTTCACGATGTGGTCTGACCACTTTCTGAGTCGTGGGTGCAGACTTACCATGAATGACGACAGGTTTCCAATCTTGATGGTCCATTTTTTATTAAGCGTTTCTCGTTTTTAATAATCTTTCGAGGCGTGGCATTTCTTTGTTTGGAAACATCGTGAGTATCATCGCGGATTTAGTTAAATGCACTTGCCCGTGATTCTTCGCGGAGACGACATCTTCTACTCGCACTAAATCTACGGGTACCATAGACATACCATTAGCTTTACTGTGTTTGACAGCGAGCATGGCCGCATCACGTTTGGTTTCGCGGGGAATAACGTCACCTTCGTGACATATGACCACGTGTGATCCGGGCAAGTCTGCGACATGTAACCACCACTCCTTTGGATAACTCGACTCCGTGAGTGCGTCGTTATCTTTGGCATTCTCACCCACCTTGATAGTGATGCCATCGAGTGACGTGTATGTTCGCATAATATATTTAGAAGCTATGTTTTTATATAGGATATGGCTAGGACTACTACGACTACTAGGGAACAAACGTGGAATAGGGGTGACAATTACGTCTTAAAGATGTTTACATGGCACTTATATAAGTCATTACATAATCTTGAATTCTTGGCTATGTATGCGTACATGCGTTTGATAGAAACCAAATTTGTCGTTAAGAAATTGAAAACGAGCGATCTGAAGTTTGTTCAATCTTTGAAAACTTGAGATTCTTCATCTTTTCAATCATGCGTTCAATGTGACGCTCCGCGATGATTATACAGTTTTCAGTCATGATGCGACCGTTGTACTCAATCAAAAGTGGGCCACCGGTACCGACAGTTGTTCTCAAAATATCAAGCATGTTTGTTTAATTTTTAAAATATCCTATGTACGACTTAGGCTCTTTTTCTTAAGCACCTGTGGACCCAAATCCACCTGAACCTCTCGTCGTTTCTTCAATAGATTGAACTTCTCGAACAGCAGGTGTTTCACAGCGTTCCAACACGAGTTGCGCGATTCTGTCTCCTTTTTTGATTTCGAAATCTTTGTCGCCTTGGTTGAAGAGCACGACCTTGACCTCGCCAGTGTAGTCCGGATCGATGACACCCGCACCGACTTGGATACCGTGCTTGACAGCGAGACCTGAACGGGGCGCAACCCGACCATATACATTTACTGGCAAAACAATTGAGATCCCCGTCCCGACAAGATGCCGCGAGTTATGTGATACACAGCAATCCTCGACACTGTATAAATCATATCCAACAGCATGAGTAGAACCCCGAGTCGGAATAATAGCATCTTCGACCAATTTCTTGACGCAAAGTTCGCTCATTTATGTATAGGGGAACGTAATCTTTATCCCTATTTGAAAATACCAAATTTCCTTTTTGAAACAATTCGTTCAACATGTTCGCATGGAATTTCGCGTTCTAGAAATAGCCACAGATTGTGATTTTTACATTTTTCTATTATATGCTGCTTATACTTAGAATGTGGCTTGCATAATTTATTATTTGCGTACTCTCTGTTTAATTTTTCTAAAAGTTCTTCAATTTCTTGTATACTTTTTGTACCGTCTAAGTATTTATAAATCTTAGTCACATTATCTGTAAAAAGATCTCTGTTAAAGTTTGGTGAACGACACTTTGAACTCTTGGATATAAAAGACTTGTATTTTGTCTCATATTTTTTTACCAATTTCAAAACTTCATCCTTTATATCGGAAGATTCTTCCAAGAATATTTCAGGTACATCCACAGCCTTATTTACATTTAAAAAACTTTGATAAACATCATCATTTGTGGCGTTAAATATCACGTCAACGATGCAAACTGCATCCAATGCCTGGACTCGATTCAAAACTTCCCGACGATGGTTTCCATCGTAGCAAACAAGTCCCTCATCTTTGAGTTCAGCAATATGAATAATACGAGGTATGTAACCTCCAGAATTGTAATAGTCACACATTTCTTGAATGCGCTCTTCATCGGGAAGTCTATTTCTAGACCACTTTTTACATAGCGGAGCAACATGTTTAAATTTTACATGATATCCGACATGTGACCCACAGCGATAAATTTCGGTTGCAAAAGATTTAAATACATTTTCCATTTAAAAAATTTAATTATAAAGGGAGTGTAATCTTTATCTCACATGAATATAAGATGTATGCAGTAATACTCCTTTTTATTTTGTGGTTTTTTGGGTATGCAAACAGGTGTCCTTGTGACGGTTCATCTAAATCGTGTTACAGGACAGAATTTTATGGATTTCAATATGGACATCTCTTCTTTTACACACTTCTGGGTGCACTTTATCCGGATAAGTTTTGGTTCTGGATAACACTCGGCATTGCGTGGGAAATATTCGAGTACTGGCTTTCCATGAACCCACAGATAATAAGAAAACTCGGTGGGTGCTTGACAATACACGGAGATAAGGGTCCAATTTGGATGAGACGAGTCTATGGGAAAGAACCAAAACACGAGAATTTCATAGATAGAATGTTTGGAATAAGAAACTCTACCGAACACACGTGGCACTACTCTGTAGGTGAAAACCTAACAAATGTCATTGGGTTCACGATTGGAAAATATTTAAGGACGAGACTCACTGCTTAAACAATGTGGTCCATTCACAACGCGGTCGTTCGCGCATCGTCTGAACCAAGAAATGATTACGATAAACTTAAAAAACGCATCAATCGCATGACCGTCGCGTACGGTGGTGCACTCACGTCCATGTATTTCATCACACAAGGTGCAGAGCAGGGTGTGTCTTCCACGATTGGTGTCGCTACGTCTCTGGCTTACATATCACTCCTCGAAAATCACGTGGATAACATCGAAAGTTCACCGTTTCAAAAACAGTTATTGGCTCCCATTGGAACCGCTGTATTTGAAACTGTGTGGAACAGTGCGCCGTTTGCGTTTGATTTTGATTACGGAGCGACATTCGTCGGGTTTCTCGCGTACAAGGTGGCGCTATTGAGTGTCGTGTACGATGAAGTAAGGAAAATGTTGATATCTGATGATTAAAACGTATTCTACTAGCCCGAGAGCTTCTTAATTTTACCGGTCACGATGTATTCATCGATTTTGCC